CTACAGCAACTACAAATAGTGGAGGAAAAGCAACAGCATCTCAAGTAGTTCAACCAACAACCCCTCCACCGCCAATTAATAATGTTGGTGCACCGCAAACCGAAGCACCTAAAACACAATCAAAGAGTGGTGGTATGTTAGGAGTAGATTCTACACCAAAATCATTAAATACAGGAAAACCGGCAGAGACACCAAAACAAAGTAATGACCCTGCTATGTTAACTGCAATTGCAATGAGTTCTCAAACAAAAGAAAGAGAAGATAAAGAAAAAGCAATAAAAAAATATGATTCATATCCTGAATGGGTTAGAAGTATATTTGCATATCACGAAACAGGTGGTAGAAAACTTAAAGAAATTAAAAAATTAAATGAAACTGCGTTTTATTTTGAATGGATTGATGAAGATGATGATACATACGAGCAAGTAGCACATGCCAAACTTAATGAAGATGGTACATTCCAAAATAATAATATTAGTAGTTATTCAAGATGGTGTACAAAATTTAATGATGGAAAAGACCCTTTAAATAAATTTTTCCATAACAAAGATGGAAAAATTGCTAGTGATAAAGACCTTGCAGCCATGGCAGCAGCTTCACCTAAACCATCAAATCAACTTGGATTTTAAAATAAATTAAATTATGTCAAGATATACAAATAATAAAATACAAAAACTCAAAGATGGTAGGGAAGTCTTCAGAACAAAGATATATCCAAACATACCATTGAGAGATACTGATATTTATGCAGTGACCCAGACGGGTGACAGATTGGATACACTTGCACATCAGTTTTACGGAGATGCATCCTTATGGTGGATTATAGCAACTGCTAACAACATCCACGATGCACCATTCGCAGTAAACGATGGAACAATACTAAGAATACCAGAAAATTATTTAGAAATCGTAAATAACTTTTCAAAATAAATAAATTATGCCAGGTTCATTTCCAAATTTATCAAATATATACACCGAATTAGAAACTACTCTAAAAAGTAGGGCAGGTAATAATAACCCGTGGAATGCAAAAGTAAATCCCGGTGTTAGTGGATTATCTACTTGGATTCGGTTATTATCAGGTGCATCTCCTAATGGATGTATATTGGAATCAATAAATCCAAACGCAACTGATTTTCAATCGGTCTATGGTTCACTTGGGGGAAGTTATATTGGGCCAGGTGCAGTAGGTAGAAATTTTAATGGAGATGAAATATGGATACCATCTGGTAAAAGTAGAGCATTAAGACCGGCACCAATTATAACATCTATGACTATGGATGAAAAAGCTGAAGGTGGTAGTCGATTAGCAACTATTAAAATTCGTGCATTTACAAAAGAACAAGGTGATATATTAGCAGGTTATTTTTTAGAACCAGGATTTCATTGTCTATGTGAATGGGGATGGAATACTCAAAAATCAAATGCACAAAAAGTAGGAAATGGTAATAAAGTAGATTTTTGTGATTTGGTTGCATATGACCAATGGTCTACAATAAAAGATAAGAGAATTAAATCTGATTTTACATATGATGCTTTTTTAGGTATTGTAACAGGTGGTGGAATATCATTTGGTGATAATGAAAGTTATGAATTGGAAGTAAAATTAACATCAATCGGTAATGTTGCTGAATATATGCAAACCCATAGAGATGCTAATAATACATCAAGTGATGACAAGGAAAGCGGAAAAACTTTCAAACCAGAGGAAATTGAATCTGCAGTAGGTGATAATAAAATTGGTGCTGCACTTTTCATGCAAATGTTTAATCAACTTCCTGGTCAAAAAAGAACACCTGAAGTTTATAATTTATGGACTCAACCTAAATGGGCAGATTCTGCTAATTTTGTAAATATGGATAAGGTTGTTGCTGAAACTTTGAAAGATGCTCTAACCGAATCAGCAGAATTAAAAACAGATAGTGGTAAAGATTTAGAAATACCGAAAGAATTACCATTATTATCAGAACATAAATTTATTAGATTTGAATTGGCTTGTGAAATTATAAATAAATACCCAATCCAATTAGCACGTAAAGGAAGTTCATGTCCTGGTTACGATACTCGTAGTAAGTTAATCAATATTCAAAGTACTTATATTAGTGGATTTCCACATATGTTTTCAACTGACCCTACGAAATTATTTATACCAAATCCAACTACTCCAAATTTTAAATTTTTAGATGCACTTTCTGCAAAAACTGAAATAACTAAATTTATTGAATTTTCGGCATTAGATGATGCTAAAAACTTTTCTAATATACATCCAATAGCAGAATTAACATCATATCCGTGGCTACAACATGCAGATTCTAGAAATGACCCTGCTACAGGACAGAGTAGAATAGTTCCATATGCATTTCCAAATACAAGAGGGTTATATGCAAAATCACCAGCGGATTCTTCATTTATAGCAATACAAGAAAAAGCTAGATTTTGGGGATACCTAAAAGATTTATACATAAACTTTAATTTTTTTGTAGAATGTATAAGTAAGCCTAACTTTGTAATTAGAGATGTTTTTTATGAAATGTTAAATGGTATGTCATCTGCATGTAATTCAATTTGGAAATTCCAAATACAAGAATGTATTGTACCAAATGATGCCGGTAAATTTGAATTAGCAGTAGTTGATTTAAATTTTTTAGGTGATATTTCAAATAATAGTGGTATTACCACATTTCAATCTAGAGGAGTTAAATCACCATTTATTAGTTGTGATTTTTCAGTAGAAGTTCCTGCAGCAATGATGTCATCGGTTGTAAATAATAAATTAAAAGATGATAAAGGAAAAACATACGACCATAGTCCTGAATTAAACCCAAGACCTATGAAAGGAACTGTTTTTTCAAGAAGAGAGGATAAAGTAGGAACTGCCTTAGCAGGAATTCAACAAGCAGAAAAGGATACAACTGAAGACCCACCTGATACATCAAATACAGCTCCTGCAAGAAAATCGGCAGATGAATTGGAAAAGGAAGCAAAAATAGCTAATTTTGAATTTTTTATAAAAACAGGTGCAGTATATCCTAAAGTACAAAATAGAGAAGCAAAATTAGATATAACAAAATCCTGGTTTGATTGGAATAGTAGTAATGATAATACGGCAGAAAGTGTTTTAATGGTAGGTGCTTGGAACGATACTTCAGCCCTAAGACAATGTTTTTTAGTTGATAAAGGATTAACTCCTATTCAAACTTTACAAAAACAAGCTGATAATAATACTCAAAATCCACCATTTGGTGTTGCTGATTTTGATTTTAAAGTACACGGGGTTAGTGGATTTAAAGTAGGTGACCAACTTCAAATAGATGGATTACCTGATAAATTCGGTGCACCTAATGTGTTTCAAGTAGTAAAAGTAGACCATACATTAGATGGTATGACATGGACAACCGATGTTAAAACTAAATTAAGAATAGTAGGTTCAGTTAAATAATTATGAGTATATTAGATTCATATAATAAATTGGTGAAACCAACCACATCGTTACCAAATGATTCATTTGATACCCATATTCCTATGCCATCTAAATTAGATTACACTCGTGGGTATATTACACGATATTTTATAAAAAAGGTAAATGATATCAATTCCCCTATATTTGAAATCGATTCAAAAACTTATTTAAGATTTCAAACAAATCCTTTATTCAGTCGTTGTTCTTTAAAATGGAGAATATCTGGTCCAAAGGAAACTCAATATAGAGAAAATGGTGAGGTATTTGATGTAAGTGTAAGTGAATCAAATAGAAGGGCAATAAAATTGGTATATGAAAAAATTCCTACCTTAAAATTATATCTACCTAACTTATTACAATTTTACAAATGATGAAACTCATAAAAAAATAATTATCGTTTTTACAAAATATATATATTTATATAAAACACAAAAGTTATGCAAAAATACAAACATCTTACAACGGAAGAGCTTCAACAAATGTCATTTGATTGGAGATACCGAGGCTTCACAGTTTTGGAATTATTAACCGAAACCGAAGTAGACGAAATTAATGAAGAATTAGACCGTTTACGTTTAGAACGTAATGAAAAAGAACCAGGAAAATGGCAAGAGTTCGAACCTATTATGTATCCACATAGAGATTCAGAAAAAATTGCTAAATTATTTGCACATCCAAAAATTATGGAAGCAGCAGAATTTCTAATGGAAGGTAATGTTGTTGGTTTACAAACTTGGGGATATTATAAACCAAAAGGTGAATTGGGAAGAGACCAGCATCAAAACGCATTCTATACTGGTTGTGGACATAATGAAATTATTAATACTGCTTTGGCATTAGATAATCACGACCCTGAAAATGGTGCGGTGTGGAACTACGAAGGTTCACATAGATTACCTGTTTTACCTATCGAAGATAACGAAGAGAGAAAAGCAACAAATACTGATAACTGGAGAAGTGAAAGAGGTAAGAGTTGTGTGATGCCTGAAGGACATGATTTCCGTAAAGTAGAAGGATACCTTAAAAAAGGACAAGTTGCTCTTTTACATTCTCATGTAGTACATGGTTCGGAGCCAAATAAAGACCCTAATAGAATGAGAAGAAACTTCTTAGGTGGATACCTTAAAGAAGGTGCTTATTTTCATAAAGGAAACCAGATGAAAAGAGAGGCTATTGATATGTACGAATTAAGAAAAAAACATTGGGGAGAATAACCCATTGATACTGAATACTTTATAACCCATTGATTTTCAATGGGTTATTTTTTTGTCACAAAAAAAGTAAATATTTGTTACAAAATATTTGGAAATATGAAATATTCTTCGTATGTTAGCTTTGTAATAAGAGATTAACCTTTAAAACATAAAAGATATGACAACTGAAATTTCTCACCGCGATTCTTTAATTCAACTTTATTCTGATTACCATAAAGATGCTTATGGTTATCGCCCCACTTACAACTATTCTCTCTTAACAACGGAGGAGTTGGAGGCTGATTATGAGACATTCGGCCGTATTTGTAAGGAGAATGCCGAAGAGGAGGCTAATGCTGAGAAATTAGCCATTAAGAAATTTAATGAGACAATTAACAAGATGGTTAAAATGGGGGCCAACAACACCAAAACCGCCCTTCGTTGGATTTGTGAGGCTGGAGTTGAAGAAGATGGTTGGGATATGGATTTCTTTTTATGGAAAATGGGTATTTCTAAATATAGTTCAGAGGGTTCGGTAATCCATAATAAATTACTACCATTTTGGAGAAAAGCTCTAAAATAATTGATAAATTATTTGGAAAATTGAGAAAAAAGCTGTATATTAGCTGTATAAGATTGAAAGATATATAAAACTTAAAATATAAACGTTATGATGAGTAGAATTGATATTAATGCATTAAAGAAAATCGAAGAGGTATTTGGTTATTTTGATATTGACCAATCATTTGGTTCAAATGAGGTATATTTTCGATTTGGATATTGGGATAGAGTTGATGTGAAAAAGTTAGAGGAAATCGTAGGACAATCAGTTGAAGAACGAGATGATTACGATGAGGATTGTGGATATCAATTTTGTTATATGTTAAAATAAATTTGGTAATCTCAGCTATTCTTCGTATATTAGCTTTGTAATAATAATTGATATTAAACCCTAAAATTATGAATTCTTCAAATTTCGATAATCTCCCAGCCGGTCAGTTCTTAGATGTGACAGTTTCACTTAATGGGAAGATTAAAACTCGTAATCTTAAAGTATGTAGAGTGAAGGCTCGTTCATTACTTTTTATTAACGTAGATAAAGAAAATCGTTTGAATACCTTTTTTAAAGTAAAATATACTGATATTAAGGATTATTTACCTGCAGTTGGATTATTACGAATGAAGGATGGCGCATTACCTGATAAGTGGGAATCATCGTGGGATTCAATAGGTTCACCTTCACAAGTGGTTCAAAGTTATGGTAGATTTGCTCAGGTATCAAAACCCTTTCGTTCAACAACAAATTCAGTAGCTGGATTTTCAATGGTATAATTATGAAAATAGAATCACTTTTACCACCTACATCATTTCAATCAGTAATATCTGGCCAATGGTATATCGTAACAACCGACCCTAAATTAGGTTGGGTTAAAGTAGATAGAAAATATAGTTGGGCCGAATTAGAAAAAATGTGGATAAAAACTATTGGCAAGTTTAAAAAAGTTGAAGAATCAGTAGTAACACTACCAAAAATAGTAAAAAAACAAACCTTCTCAGTTGAAGGTAGTAAAGGTAAAGTTTATGAGGTAGTAAGTGAGAATGGTAGATGGACATGTAGTTGTCCGGCACATGGATTTGGTAGAGGTAAGGATTGTAAACATATAATTGAATTAAAAAATAAAATATAAAACAATGATAAAGACTAAAAAAAACAAAGGTATTGAGATTGACTTAACTGGTCCTCAAGGTAACGTATTTTTCTTAATTGGAACTGCTAGAAATTTAGCCAAACAATTAGGATTAGATAGTGCAAAAATTCAAAAAGAAATGATGAGTGGTGATTATGAAAACGCAGTAAATGTGTTTGATAAAAACTTCGGTTCATTTGTAACATTATATAGATAATAATATGTTTAACGAACAAGTATTTTGGAAAGATGGATTTGAAGGAGAATGCCAAGGTGGTATCTTTGTAAGAGCAGTAGACCTTAAAAAGTTTATGGAGTTAGTTGAATCTAATACTAATGGTGATGGTGGAGAAGTTGTTGGATTAAAATTCAGCGATAATAACTTAGAATTAATTATTAAAAAATAAAATTATGGGAGTAGATATATCTGGTAGAAAACCCAAAATAGAAACAGGTGATTATTTTGGTGCTAATTGGTGGGGATGGAGACCAATCCACGCCCTGTCTGAAACTGCAATCGAATTAACGGGGCTGGGATTTGACACCACAAATTGGGGTTCAAATGATGGTAAAGGATTGAAGAATCAACGTGAGTGTAATAAGTTAGCAGATGCAATAGAATTATTGATATCTGAAAAATATAGTGAACAACTTACGGAGGATGAAGACCGATTATATGTTTGTATGGGTATGTGGTGTGAAGCAGGTACTGGTAAATTTATACCAAGTGAAGTTACTGATGGACTAGATGACCAATATGAATATGGTGATATACTATTCACTCCTGTCGTAGCATTAAATGGGACATTAGTTGAACCATCGTATAGTGTATCATTAGGTAGATTAAAAGAGTGGATTAACTTTCTTCGTAATTGCGGAGGATTTCAAATATGGTAAATAAATAAAATAAAATGAATAAAATCAAAAATTACAAAAAACAAATCTTCACTTTCATAACAATATGGTTGTTATTAGAATTTGGAGTGTATCCTTGTCTGACAATGGCAAATACTTTCGCTAACGTATTGGGTGGAATTGCACTTTTACTATTACTCATCTGGGGTGGGTTATCAATCTATGATTATATCACAACAAACGCAGGTGGTATTGTAGATAAAAATGAATTAAAAGAAGTAGAAAAAATGAATACTAAACCAAAACGTAAAACTAAAACAAAATAATTATGTCATATCTATCGGACGATATCTATCAGCAAAGATTGGCTGAAATAGAAAAAAGAGAACAATTAAAACGAGAATTAGAAAAAGAAGAACAATTAAATAAACAATTAAAATTAAAAAAAATGATTAAAGCAATTAGTGCAGGTGTATTAGGATTTATCCTATTGGTAGTATTATTCAATTCATGTGAGAGAATTGATGCAGGACATGTTGGTGTTAAGGTAAATCAATATGGTGATAACAAAGGTGTAGATGATGTAGTAGCAGTTACGGGTATGGTATTCTATAATCCACTTACAACTCGTATTTATGAATTCCCTACATTTATTCAACACAAAGAATATAAGGGTGAGAATTCATTCATTGTAAATAGTAAGGATGGTTCTGAATTTAGTGTATCACCTATTATGAACTATTCAGTTCAAAGAGAAAAAGTACCTGCTATTTTTAGTAAGTATCGTAGACCATTGGAGGATATTGAGGAAGGTTTCTTAAAAACAGCAGTGTATGATGCATTCAGATTAGCAACTAACAAATATACAGCTGATGAATTAATTTCTAATCGAGCAGTGTTTGAAGTCGAAGTTCGTAGATTATTAGATGGACAATTATTAAAAGAGGGGTTTGTTATCAATCAGTTCACATCTAATTTGATTTATCCAGAAACGTTTAAGAAATCAATCGAAGCTAAGAATAACGCAGTTCAGGCAGCATTAAGAGCAGAGAATGAAGTTAAAACTGCTGAAGCACAAGCGAAGATTAAAGTAGCAACCGCGGAAGGTAATGCCCAAGCAATGTTAACCTCTGCAAAGGCAGAAGCAGAATCAAACCGAATGAAACAGGTAACCCTAACTCCATTATTATTACAATTGGAATATATTAATAAGTGGGATGGTAAATTACCAGTTTATGGACAAGTTCCACAAATGTTCAAAAATATCCAATAAAATATAGATATGAAAATTATTTATATGGGACAAACCATTATGTTATTGGCTCAACAAAATCCAAAAATGTTAAATGATTTAATCCAAATGGGTACAATTAAAGAACATAAGGACATGAAATATTTAGTAATCGAAGAAAAAATAGAAACTGGTGAGTAACAAAGAAAAGAAAAGTGAATTTTATATTGGAGATACAAGCTATCTGACAATGAAAACGAGCACCATTATTGAAATGCGAGATAGATTAAAATTAATGGTTGGTAATGGTGAGAGCGTAGATTTAGATGTATCAATCAAAGCAGATTTTGAAAAAATACCATCTGAATATCATCAACTCTTTTGTCAAATGATGAGCGTAAGATATGGGGGTATAGTAAATATTTGGGATAACACCCAACCATTTGCAAAACCACCACTAAAAAATAAAAAATGGTATCAATTTTGGAAATCCAAATAAATTTTCGTATCTTTGTAAAATGATTATAGTAGAAACCGAAAAGGAAATAGAAGAATTTTTAAACTATTGGGGTAATTATACCTCAATAGTTTTTCCTATATGGGCTGATTTGGAAAAACATCCAATGAATACCCACATATCGTTTCTATATGTCCGATTTGAAACAAAGGGAGAATGGGTAATTCCATTTGACCATACTGATTGCGAACGAATTGAAATTGACCTTAGTCAATCTACGCAACCTAAAAAAGTATGGAATAAGAAGGGGTTGTTACAAACAAATTTGGGTATTCAATCTCTATATGATTTGGAAACGGAATCGGTATTCCTTCACAATAAACCAATCCCATATAACACCCTTTTAGAACCTGCCATGAACTTTTATACTCGTTTGGGTATAAGAGATGATTTGGGTAAAAGTTTCCCTATAATGAAGTGGGTAGAGGTATTAAACGTTATTAGTAAAGATATCCCTTACACAATAAATGATTTGTGGATTGATGATACGATGATTCCTATCCTTTCAGATATTGAACGATTGGGACTCCACGTCGACTACAAAAAATTTATTGATAGATGGCCATCCAATGCTAAACAACTCAATAACGATATTATATACACCGAATATAATCCCTATACAATGACATCCCGTCCCTCTAATAGACATGGTGGCATCAATTTCGGTGCACTTAATAAGAAGGATGGTTCGAGAGAAGTTTTTATTCCCCGTGATGGAACGATGTTTTTGGGGATGGATTATGATGCGTATCACGTTCGAATTATTGGAAAGTTGATTGGGTATGACCTTCCAAAGACTTCCGTTCACCAATGGTTGGCAGACCAATATGGTTGTTCCTATGAGGAATCGAAGGGTCGAACCTTCCGCATTCTTTATGGTGGGGTGAGTGAGGAGGATAGGAGTATCCCATTTTTCCAAAAGGTCGATGAGTTCATTCAAAAACTCCATATCGGTTCGTTGGAGAGAGGATGGATACAAACTCCAAAGGGTCGTAAAATCCCTATCGAATGGATTGAAGGCCTAACCCCACAAAAGGCATTCAATTATCTACTCCAAGCAACCGAAACGGAATTTAATATGGAAGTCATCCACAAATTAAAGGTTGTCGACCTTCCACTACCGATTCTATATCTCTATGATTCATTCCTCTTTGAATATGATTTAAGTTGGGACACTGAAACGGCGAAGGGAATTAAGTCCGTGCTCGAAAGTTTTGGCTTCCCAATTAAGGCGAGTTGGGGCATGGATTACTCTAAAATTTAATATTTATATACTAAACGAGAAAAGTTAGTATATGAGAAAAATAAGTTCCCTAATTTTAGTGTTATTCCTTGCGTTTAACGTCTTTGGACAAGATGTTGTTGTCTTAAAACACACCAATTATACTTCACATTTTAGTAAATCAAAAAAATATCCTGTCTTAGTAGAATGGTGGGAAACAAAGGCAAAGGTAGGATGTCCAAATCCGATTCCACGTAAAGATAATTTTAAACCCGACCCTCAATTACCAATTGAAACCGATATAGCAAGTGATTATGTTGGTAGTGGATTTGATAGAGGTCATCTAATGCCAGCAAAATCAAATCAATGTCAAACCCCCGCGGTACAAGATGAGTGTTTCTATTTTTCAAACATGTCTGCACAATATCATAGATTGAATGCGGGAGATTGGAAATCCTTAGAAACCCTAACAAGAGATGTTGCGGTGGTAAATGATTCCGTTCATATTTGGGCAGGAAATGTGGGTGAATTAAAAAAGATAGGAAAGATTTCCGTACCGACACAATGTTGGAAAGTTTTTTATATTGTTAAGAATAAGGAATGGTTTGCATATTTATTCCAAAATGACCAATCTAACCCAGATGGTATAAATAATAATAAAGTAGAGGTTTCGGATATTGAAAAACTAACAGGTTTCAAATTCAACCAAAAATAGGAGAAAAAAAATGGCAATAATAATTAAAAACGGAATAATAACTGAATTAAAAACATCTAAAAGTGGAAACAATTTAGCATTTGGCGATTTAGTCGGTAAAGCAATTATATCAGGCTCAGTAGCATCATCACCAACTCCAACACAATTATTAACTAATTCTGACTTTAGTTCCGGAACAACTGGATGGACAGCAAGTGGTGGATTTGGAACGTGGTCTTTCACTTCATCAAATCAAGCTGCAGTTTTAAATGGAGTATTGTACTTCACATATGTAAGTAGAACAGTTACTCAATCTGTAAATGTTAGTAGTTATGTTTCTACTGCAAATTCTTTTACTGGAATTCTTAATATCAAACGTGAGGTAAACGGCCCAAATAATAATGATACTTATAATTTTACATTATTATTTAAAAACTCCGGTGGAACAACCATTGCAACAAAAACAACAAATCAAAGTATCGCTCCGTTGAACTATACCGATGTAACATTGACTTTAAATAGAAGTGAAATTCCTGCAACATTTGATACAATAACATCCGTAGAAGTTCAAATAACCGGACAAGATGCAGGAAACTGGAATGGTAATCACGGACCGTGGGTTGATTATGTACAATTAAACGTATCTTAACATAAAAGCAAAAAATAGATATGGCAATAATAATTAAAAACGGAATAATAACTGAATTAAAAACATCTAAAAGTGGTAAAAATTTAGCATTTGGTGATTTAGTTGGTAAAGCAATTATATCAGGTTCTGCACCTGCAGTTAACGATAATGTTGTATCAGCTGGATTAGTCTTTAATTTATTAACTGCACCATCATCTGGAACAACTTGGACAGATGCAAGTGGTAATGGTAGAAACGCAACTTTGGTTGGAAGTACATCATATGTTTCTAATAATGGTGGTGGTATAAAATTACAAAACTCAACATGGACAGGTGATGCACATATTAGTGTTCCGTATAACATAAGTACAAATACTGTAACTGTTGAAATTGTAGCATCGTTCAATCCAAATTCACATTGGGCAAGTATTTGGGGTAATGAAGCATATTCGTTTGGCCGCGGGTATTTAGCATATATGGCAACTCCAACATCTATAACTTATGGTAAACCAAACTCTCCTTCAACGGAAACAATTACCGCAAGTAACGATATACGACATTGGACATTTGTTATCAATGGTACAACTCAAAGTTTATATTTAAATGGTTCTCAAGTAGGTACATCTGATAATGTAACTGCACAAACTACATTTGCTACATCTGAATTCTTATTTGGTGCAAGACATACAAATACAGGAACAGGTGCAACGGACAAATTAAATAGTAATATTTCCGCAAACCAACCGGTATTCTATCAAATGAGAGTTTATAATACAGCACTTTCTGGTGCAGAAGTAACACAAAATTACAATGCAATAAAAACGACTTACGGGATATAATTCGGAATACGGATATTTATATAAATAAGCAAATATAAATTAGGAAAACTGAAATATTTTTTGTATATTTGTAATGGGTAAAAAAAATAAAAATGACTTCAAATCAATTTTTCAATAAATTATTACGTGAACTTTCTTATAGGAGTACCGAAGGGTATCCTATATTGTCTAAAAAAGAACATCAAGACCTAATATCAGATATTCTATCAGAGTGGGGATTGAGTTCAATGGAATCGGAACTACTTAAAAATTTAAATGAAGCCTCGAATGAAGATTCTCAATACAAACATGTTGGACAAGGATTCTATGTAAAAGTAAGTGATGAAGGCAAAGAAGGTGCACAGAAATTTAAAAAAGACGATAACGGAAAATATTCACCGGTAAGTAATGATGAGTACGAAAAACAAAAAAATAAAGCTGGTGAAGAGGGTGGACCAACTAACAATCCAAACGCCCAACCAAAAGAAAAAGGTAAAGGGGAAGAAGGACAAGGAGTAGGAGGAGAACAACCACCTGCTGAACCAGAAAAGGGAACTTCATTGCAAGACCCTCAATCTCAAGAACGATTTAAGAAAGAGAGAGAAGCATCAGAGAAAGTAGCTAGAGAATCAAATAGAAAGTATTCTAAAAAAGACCAAACTGCTATAAATGATTTTCAAAGAAGAATTGGTGAAAATACTCAATTTTTAACTGCACAACAACAGGAATTGGTAAATGAAGCCTTAAGTAGAATTGAAAATCTTTATGACGAAAACTCATCAGATGAATTAAAAAAAGAAAGTGCACAATGGTTAGTAGATAATATGAAATTTTCTACCAACGATAATGGAACTAAAGCATATTTTAATGCATTGGGTGGAAACCGAAAAATCATTTCAGGAAAAGCAGGAACTGCATCAGCTGCAGAATTAGTTAATAGAGTAAAACAACATGCTGAAGTAAGAGAACATAATCAAAAGGGTATTAAGGATAAATTATCATCCGCAGCTAAACCAGATTTAGGTAAAGAAAACGAAGCAAATCCAAAAAAATATAAACAAGTACAAGAATTTTTCCAAAGTAATCCAATTTTAAGTAGAGTAAATGAATCACTATGGGGATTCTTTGCAGTTATGGATGAAAGTGGAAACCCTAAAATGCCGAGTAATAAATACTCAAAGGAATATTTGGAACAAAGTTTTAAAAACCCTGCATTAGATAAAACAATTGAAACTGCAACTGAAATGTCTAAGAATGGTGAAATTGATGAAAAATTTGTTTCTGCATTACAAAATCACAAAGATAGATTACAAACTCTATTAGATAAATACGAATCACCATCTGAAGAACTTGCAACTGCAATTGATGAATCTTATAATCAAATGATGATTGATTTACACGAAGCAGATGCAGATGCAGCATCGGCGGTAATGAAACAATTAGCCGAAAATCGTTTATATGAAACTCTATTAGCAAGAGGAGAGGAAGTGTACTTACCATCGAAAGGTAATTTCCCAGCAGGTGATGTTATTATGAAAGATGGTAGTGGTATGGTTTCATTGATTAGTTGTAAGTTTGGTAAATCAGGTAGAACTTATGGTTGTCCTGCAAATGCAAAAGCTATTCAATCAGTACATCCAGACCCAAACAAACGAGAAATGACGGGTCAATATTTGGGAGAAGGTGGTCATTTATTAGTATTAAAAGATGAACTATATAGAGGAGATACTAAAGAAGAAACTATTGATAAAACTAAAAAATTTGTAATAAATTCATTAGGTGAAATTGGATTAACAGGTGTATTCAATGAACAAGAATTGAATGAATATGCTACTATTATAGCAGAATACACATCTGAAATTGAAAAAATAAAACAGGAAATGGCCTCAACTTCATTTCCTAGTAAAGATAAATATTGGGAAGAATTCGGTAAAAGATTGGCTGGAATTGATAAGGAATATGCTACCAGAATGGGTAAAATAATGACCGAAGAAAAAATTGAAAAATTAATAGGTAAAAATAACGTTGGTAACGCTCGTAACAAAAAAGGTGAAGTACCGGTTGAAGTTGCACTTTGTATGATTAATGATGCAAATAGTATCAGAACATCCGATGGCTTTGGGTTATCACATAACAAACAATATTATGATGATAATGGTGAACCACATTTTGTAACTGATAAAGGTACAAACGAACCTAATGATTATTCTATTACATATAGGACTAGAAGAACTGCCGGAAGAGCAGGTGGTGGACCACAATATTCATTTACCGGTGATGGAAAAGTTCCTGACACTATGGTAGATAGTGAAAATACCGCATATGATACTGAAAGTGGTGATGATTTAGACGATTAGTACCAGTAAAAAAGCATTTGGTTTTCATTTTTTATACTTATTGTAGAGAGTATAAAAAATAGGAGAGATTAGATGCAAACACAACTTTTGTGTACCTTTACAAAAAGGGAAGAATTACAAACCATATTAGAAAAAATTAAACAAACATATACGATTGTTTATAACTATATATACGTGCTTCAAAATAAATCTAACTTAGATGAATTATATATTACATATAATATAGATACTCAATATAAACCAACTACTCCATTAAAAGATACTATTTTAGTACATAGAAAAAAACAATCTAATACCCTATACACAATCAACGCCTTAAACGAATTGGTTAAAGAGGAAAATGGTGGTAAATTGGATAAGAGTTTTGAGATAGATTGGGAAAAATTTAGAAATACTATTATAGTGACAAATGCCGAAGGAACTAAGAAACTTAGTACGAGAATTTTTGAAGTGATAGAAACTTCTGAAAATACTCCACAATAAATTTGGTAATACGGAATATTATTCGTATCTTTGAATTAATAAAAAAACAAATAAAGGTTATAATGGCAAAAAACACACCTCCACAAACGAATAGTGGCCCTAAGATTATAGGCCAACAAGTGAAGAATCAACTTCAAATGAACATCGCTCCTAAATTGGAGACTAAAGATGATGAGGTTGCATTTATCAAATATGATAATCCCAAAATCATAGAACAAATCGAAAAAGAATATCCAGAAATGACGGATGAGTTTAAACGAATTATGTTTACTCAATACGAATTGTTTTGTCTAAAACAATCAAATTACGGCCCTAATAATATTTCGGTTGGTACTAAATTAGAAACTGATGAAGATAAGAAATTATCACTTACGGGATTGTGGTTTAGAATCAATGATAAAATCCAACGATTAAAACAATTGATAGTTTTAAGTAAAGAGGATTCGGTTGGGGAATCAATAGAAGATACGTTTCAAGACCTATCAGTATATGGAATTATTGCACAAATAGTTTCTAATGGTAAATGGGCAAAATAATCAATAGATTATAAAAAACATTTATACGAAAATCGGAAATTCGTATATTTATATACACACACCGCGAGTAGGAAAGACTCGTAAATAAAACCATAAAACAACTTAATTTTTAAACACTTAAACGGAGAAAAAATGGCATTAGACATTAACGCAATTAGAGGTAGACTAAACAAACTACAAAACACACAAAAGAAAACGGATGCATTGTGGAAACCAACACCTGGCAAATCCCAAGTCCGTATCGTCCCTTACAAGTTCAACAAAGATAATCCATTTATCGAACTTTACTTTCACTACAACGTAAATAACAAAACTTATCTATCTCCAATTTCATTTGGTAGACCTGACCCTATTGTTGAGTTTGCAGACAAACTTAAAAGAATGGGTGATAAGGAAGATTGGAAAGCAGCAAAGGCTATGGAGCCTAAGTTGAGAACTTTCGTTCCTGTTATTGTTCGTGGACAAGAAAGTGAAGGAGTTAAATTTTGGGGATTTGGTAAGACAGTTTATCAAGAAATTTTGGGTTACATTGCTGACCCCGATTACGGAGATATTACTGACCCAAATGCTGGTAGAGATTTAACAGTTGATTACATTTCTGCAGAAGATGCAGGTACATCGTATCCTACGACTACACTGCGTGTTAAACCAAATCAAACACCATTGGCAGAAGGTGCAGACCTTCAGAAATTCTTAGATAACCAAACTGAGATTACTGAATTGTATTCCGAACTTTCTTATGCTGAATTAAAAAATGTATTAGAAGGATGGTTAAATCCATCTGCGACATCGGAAGATGATGATACAACTTCAGTAGTAGAACAAGCCCTTTCAACCAATACTACATCTAAAGCTACACCAAGTGTATCTCATGATTTAGGTGGTGCTATCGAAACTCCATCACAACCATCAGCTCCTAAAAAAACTGATGATGTAGCTGCAGCATTCGATGATTTATTTAACAATTAATAACCAAATTTTATGGCAAAACAAGAATTGGATTTAGCCGATATCCTAGCGGGTGAGCTAAATAAACAATCTAAAGACCAAAAAGTAGCATTCTTTTTGGATGATGACGCGACTCCTACAAACGTAGAGGGTTGGGTATCGACCGGATGTGCTACATTAGATGTTGCGATTTCAAATCGTCCTTATGGTGGATTGCCTGTTGGTAGAATTGTTGAGATAACAGGATTAGAACAAAGTGGAAAATCATTAGTATCTGCACACATCCTTGCCGAAACACAAAAGCAAGGTGGTGTAGCAGTGTTAATAGATACTGAAACTGCAGTTAGTAGAGAATTTCTTGAAGCAATCGGTGTGGATGTAAAGAAATTACTTTATGTATCAGCAGATTCAGTTGAACAAATTTTTGATTTTACTGAAACTATTATTGAGAAAGTTAGACAGACAGACAAAGACAGATTAGTAACGATTGTAACCGATTCAGTTGCAGCAGCATCCACTAAAACGGAGTTGGCTTCTGATTATGGTAAAGATGGTTATGCAACTGACAAAGCAATTATTATCTCAAAGGCGATGAGAAAGATTACCAATATGATTGGTAGACAAAAAATCTTATTAGTATATACAAACCAACTTCGTCAAAAAATGAACGCAATGCCGTTCGGTGACCCGTGGACTACATCCGGTGGTAAAGCCTTAGCATTCCATGCTTCGGTTAGATTACGTTTGAAGGGAATGGGACAGATTAAGATGAAGGTAAATGGTAACGATAAAATCGTTGGTATGAAAGTAAGAGCTCAAGTCGTTAAGAATAGAATGGGTCCACCATTAAGATGTGCTGATTTCGATATCTTCTTTGATAGAGGAATTGATAACTATGGTTCGTGGTTAGTGGTAATGAAAGATAATAAAATCGTTAAACAAGCAGGTGCTTGGTATGAATATACCGATACCGATACTGGCGAAGTTATTAAATTCCAATCTAAAGATTTCATCACTTTGATGGAAAGTAGGGTTGACGTTAGAGAACAAATATATAAAAAGATTTGTGAATCTACGATATTACAATACAAATCAGATACACTAGATATCGAAAATATGGAAATCGATACATCAGGTGCAGGAATGGATGATTAATTTAAAAAAAACACATTGAAAGCAATATACAAAAACATTTTAGAATCGGTAGAAAAAGAACATACTAGCAATTCTATTAAAACTAGAAATTCCAGAGTTCTGATAATTGATGGATTAAATACATTCATCCGTTGCTGGTCATCCATTCCTACAATGAATGATGATGGCGACCATTTAGGTGGTGTAACGGGTGTCTTAAAATCAATAGGTTACGCAATCCGTCAGGTTCAACCGACTCGTGTTATTGTAGTTTTTGATGGTAAAGGTGGCTCTCAAAGCAGAAAAAAGAGATTTTCTGGTTATAAGGCAGATAGAGACCAAAACAAACTTAGAGTGAATCGTCAATATGCCGGTATGATGAATGCTGAGGATGAACGCGAATCAATGAAAAGACAATTTGTTTGGTTAAACGAAATGCTAAATTATCTACCTGTAACCACCATGATATATGATGGTGTAGAGGCAGATGATGTTATGGCCTACATCACTACACAACTACTTAAAGAGGATGAACAAGCGGTGGTTATGTCAACTGATAAGGATTTCCTTCAATTAGTTAACGAAAAAACCATCGTTTGGTCACCCACCAAAAAGAAAATCTATAATAAGAACGTTGTTAAGGAAGAATTCGGAATCGAATCAAAAAATCTACTTTTATATAGAGTATTGGATGGTGATAAATCAGATAACATACCGGGAGTTAATGGATGTGGTGTAAAAACCCTTGTAAAGAGGTTTCCAGAACTGACTGAGGATGTTAAATTATCTGTTGATGACTTATTCCGTCTATGTGAAGAGAAGAAGGGTAAGATTAAGATATACGATGATATCCTTTCTGCAAAAGAGCAGATTCTTATGAATAGAGAATTGATGCAATTAGATGACCCCGATATATCAGGTATTATAAAAATGAATATATTGAGTAAATTTAACGAACCAAACGACCAATTGAATAAATTAGATTTTATGAAAGTATGTTTAAAGTATAAAGCAGTAAACAACTTTGGTGATATCAATGATTGGTTAAAAACAACATTTGGAAATATTATTATAAAATAACAATTAAACATGGAGGAAAACTATGAAGTGTATTAAAACAATTAAAGAAGCAAAATCCTATACATTAGGAGAAATTAGAAGAGTTACTGATATCGAAGCAGATGAAAGAGTAAAAGGTGGATATTGGAAATTTGTTCCAAAGAGTGAGTGGAAAGCAGCAAAAGGAAAAAGTAAGATTGAGGTAGTTACTGAAGAAGTGGAAACTCAAACTGAAGAAATTACAAAAAAAACAAAGAAGGAAAAAACTAAATAATGCAAGATATAGACAACTTATCGAAATACGGACAGTCTTTTCAATCCAAAGTTGTATCTGCATTATTAACCGATGATAAATTCTTAGACCAAATATCAGAAATTGTTACACCCAAATTTTTTGAATCGGATGCTAACAAATGGATAGTTAGTGAAATAATTAACTATCATACTGAATATAGACAAGCACCCACAATGGATGCTTTCAAAGTAAGTTTATCGAAACTAGATAACAAAGGATTACAAACAACGATTATAGAACAACTACGTCATATCTACACCCAAGTAGGTAATGTAGATATGTCATATATCAAAAATGAATTCACATCCTTTTGTAAAAACCAAAACCTAAAACAAGTAATTCTACAATCAGTAGATTTATTAAAGGCAGGAAGTTATGATAAAATCAAAGACCTCGTAGATAGAGCAATGAAGGTGGGAGTTGAAAACGATTTAGGACATGATTATGTTTTAGATTTTGAATCCCGTTCAGTAGATGAAAAGAGAGATACTGTCCCAACTGATTGGAAACCCATTACTGATTTAATGGATGGAGGATTAGGGCCAGGAGAATTGGGAGTAGTAGTTGCACCATCAGGTGTTGGTAAGACATGGATTCTAACTGCATTAGGTGCATCAGCAGTTAAAGCAGGATTAAGTGTAGTTCATTATACAATGGAGTTATCGGAACACTATGTAGGTGCAAGATACGATACTGTCTTTACACATATCCCATCCGCAGATTTAAGAGATAGAAAAGAGGATGTTAAAGCAAAAATCAAAGGATTACAAGGAAAATTACTTATTAAATATTATCCACCAAAAGGTGTAACTGTTAAGAAGTTGCAAATGCATATTGAAAAAATGATTGCAACGGGTAATAGACCTGACCTAATTATTGTGGATTATGCAGATTTACTTCTTTCCCATTCAAATAAAACGGATTCAACCTATGCTGAACAAGGTGGTGTTTACATTGACCTTAGAGGTATGGGTGGTGAATTGAGAATACCAATATGGACTGCTTCTCAAACAAATCGTTCTGCAATTGATTCGGATGTAATTGAAGCAGATAAGATTGCGGATTCATACGCAAAGGTTATGAATGCGGATTTCATTATGAGTTGGAGTAGAAAATCAAAAGATAAATTGAATAATACTGCAAGGGCTCACATTATGAAAAACCTATTTGGGCCAGATGGAATTACTTTCCCTTGTAAGATGGATACTAATACCGGATTTATCGAAGTATATGATGCAGCTTCCGCTGATGGAATCATTGCTTCAAAGGAATCTAACAATGGACAAATGGTTCAAAAACAACTTCTGCATAAAAAGTATGTAGAAAATATGGGGTAACCCTATTATAATAAAGGGGTTAGCTTTTTGTTAGTATGGGATAATAAAAAAGAAAAAAAAATATTAAAAAAAATGATTTCTTTTTTTCATATATACAATAGTTATACTCACCAACAACACATTTTGTTGGAGTAATTTTTAACAATTTAACAAACAAAAAATTTATGGCAACATCAACTGAATTATTCGAGCAAATGAAGGATTTATTTACTCAATTCGAAACGGAACACAACGGGGCAACTAAAGCATCAAAATCAAGAGCAAGAAAGGCTATTGGAGAATTAAAAAAACTTATTACAGATTATAGAAAATTATCAGTAGAAGAGAACAAATAAAAAAAAGTTACAAAATGAGCAAACTATTTACTGAAAGAATTCCATTCAAACCTTTTGAATTTCCTATATACTATACTGAAGGATGGTTAAAACAAGCACAGGCATTTTGGTTACATACCGAAATACCGATGCAAGGTGATATTAAGGATTGGAATGAAACACTAACTGATTCTGAAAAGAATTTAGTAGGTAATATCCTTTTAGGATTTGCTCAGACCGAATGTGCCGTATCTGATTATTGGACTAATATGGTTACCCAATGGTTTCCAAAACATGAAATCCGTCAGATGGCAATGATGTTTGGTTCTCAAGAAACTATTCACGCAATTGCATATTCGTATTTAAATGAAACTTTGGGATTGGATGATTTTGAAGCATTTTTACACGAACCTGCAATTGCAGAAAAGTTTGAATTATTAACAAAAACTACTTCTGCTTGGACACATGAAGATTTGGCAACAAATCCGATTGCAAGAAAAGAAGTTGGTAGAAGTTTGGCAATATTCTCAGCATTTTCAGAAGGTGTATCTCTTTATTCATCATTTGCAGTTCTTTACTCATTCCAAATGAGAAATAAATTAAAAGGAATTGGTCAACAAATGAAATGGAGTGTAAGAGATGAATCTTTACATAGTAGAATGGGTTGTCAATTATTCAGACATATGTGTGAAGAATTCCCAGAATTATTAGAAGATGCTAAATCATCAATTTATGAAGCAGCAAAATTGATAATGGAATTAGAACATAGATTTATTGATAAAATGTTTGAACAAGGTGATTTAGAGAATATGAAAAAAGATGACCTAAAACACTTCATTATTAAACGAATTAATGAGAAATTGGCAGAGTTGGGATATAACCCTATTCCTGGCACGGATGATTATTTTGAATTCAACAAAAAGAAAGCATCTGAATTAGATTGGTTCTATCATTTGACAGGTGGATTGACTCATACGGATTTCTTCGCAATGAGACCTACTGATTATTCAAAAGCAGGTGAAGGTGAGAATTGGGATGACTTATTTTAAATAAAACAATATTATGGCAAAAAATCAAGGTGAAGAATTTGGATGGGAACTTGGTGTCGATTTTCCGGAGTGGGGTAATACTGAAGTATATGTTAAAACCATATCAAAGGGTTACTTACTTGATGGAGAAACACCAAAAGATGCGTATTGGAGAGTGTCTACAAAAGTAGCACAGAGATTAGGCCAACCGCAACTAGCATCTAAATTTTTCGATTACATATGGAGAGGATGGTTATGTTTAGCTACACCAGTATTATCAAACACAGGTACTGATAGGGGATTACCTATTAGTTGTTTTGGTATAGATGTAGCGGATTCCATTTTCGATATAGGTTCAAAGAATTTAGAATTAATGTTATTAGCAAAACATGGTGGTGGAGTTGGTATTGGAATTAACCAAATCAGACCAGCAGGTGCAAAGATTACCGGTAATGGTACATCAGATGGAGTAGTTCCATTTGCTAAAATATATGACTCAACTATTCTTGCAACGAATCAAGGTTCGGTAAGAAGAGGTGCAGCATCAGTAAACTTAAACATCGAACATAAAGATTTTGAAGATTGGTTGGAGATTAGAGAACCGAAAGGTGATGTTAATCGTCAATGTTTAAATCTTCATCAATGTGCGGTTGTTGGTGATAAGTTTATGAGAAAATTACAAGATGGAGAACCTGAGGCTAGAAGAAAATGGAGTAAATTACTTCAGAAAAGAAAAGCAACAGGTGAACCTTATATCTTATTTAAGGGTAATGTGAATAAACAAAACCCATCAATGTACAAACAAAATGGATTGAAAGTTTTTATGACTAATATCTGTTCTGAAATTGTATTACATACCGATGAATCACATTCATTTGTTTGTTGTTTAAGTTCTTTAAACTTAGCAAAATACGATGAATGGAAAGATACGGATTTAATTTACACATCAACATATTTCTTAGATGGAGTTCTTTCAGAATTCATACAAAAAGCTAAGAATATGAAAGGATTTGAAAATGCAGTTCGTTCAGCAGAAAAAGGTAGAGCATTAGGATTAGGTGTATTAGGTTGGCACACTTACCTACAACAAAGAGGGATTCCATTTGAAGGAATGCCTGCACAATTTGAAACTCGTAAGATATTTTCTCAAATGAAAATTGAATCTGAAAGAGCAAGTAGAGATATGGCATCTGAATTGGGTGAACCACTTTGGTGTAGAGATAGTGGATTCCGTAATACTCACTTACGTGCGATAGCACCAACAGTTTCCAACTCTAAATTGAGTGGAGATGTAAGTTCTGGTATTGAGCCGTGGGCAGCAAACGTATTTACGGAACAAACTTCAAAAGGAACATTTATTCGTAGAAATTCTGAATTAGAAAAATTACTTAAAAAAGTTGGAATCAATACTAAAGAAATTTGGGATAAGATTTTAGAAGATGGTGGTTCTATTCAAGATATTAACGAATTAGATAATTGGTGTTTTGTGAATGGTAAAGCAATTCTTTGTGAAGATGTATTACCAGAAGATAAACATAAAACATTTAAAGTTAAGGATGTATTCAAAACATTCAAAGAAATTAACCAATTGGATTTAGTAAGACAGGCGGGTATTAGACAACAATATATTGACCAATCAGTTTCACTAAACTTAGCATTCCCTGCAATTGCAGAACCGAAATGGATTAATCAAGTAACAATGGAAGCTTGGAAACAAGGAGTTAAAACATTGTATTACATGAGAACGGAATCCGTATTAAGAGGCGATATTGCTACAAAGGCAATGGACCCTGAATGTGTAAGTTGTGAAGGATAAACAAAAAGGAAAAAACAAAATGGTAACAGTTAAGAAATTTTCGGCAGAATGGTGTGGCCCTTGTAAAGCATTAGCTCCGGTTATTAATGAAATAAAAAATCAATTTTCAAATGTTAAATTTGAAGATTTTGATGTAGATGTAGCATATGATGAAGCAACAAAGTACGGAATTCGTTCAGTACCGACAGTAATCATTGAAAAAGATGGTAAAGAAATAAATCGCTTTACTGGAATGTCTTCAAAAATGGCATATATAAACGCAATAAATGAATGTATCCAATAATAGACGAGGGGAAAATCATCCTAAGGCTAAACTAACAAACGAGCAAGTTATATCAATAAGAGACCTTTTTAAGAAGGGGTTTTCAATTAATGTTATAGCAAGAAACTTTAAGGTTAGTAAGTGGAATATCACAGAAATTGTGAAACGTCAGACGTGGACACACATTTGATTTGGAAATACGGAATATTTTTCGTATCTTTGATAAAATATAAACTGAATAAATAATAAAAGGTTATGTACATAGAGTATTTTGATAAATTTTATGGTATGACACCATATCTTTATATCGATAAAGAGGAATGGTCTTATATTAAAAAAACATACGAAAGAGAAGACGTTAAGGAATCTCTTGCCAAAGTATGTATGACATATGACTTACCATATGCAGACATTTCTGAAGAGGATGCAAGAAAAGAGTATCTAAAATTAAAAGGAACTCGTTATCACGAACTTCTAACTGAAGGCGAGTGGTTTCCTCGTAAGGCATCCGAAACTCGTTATCCATTAGGATTTCAAGGTAAACAACAATATGTAAGAAGGTTGAATACCGGTAATGGGGCATCGAATCATTTTCAACAAGCAAATAGATGGAGTGTCGATGGAACAGTATCACCTGGCCCATTTCGTACTTGGAATAACCCTGATTTTATGTTTTCATTAATCGGTGGAATGTATACTTTAAAATTTGATGAAGTTAGTAAAAACACTTTACGAACTTGTCTATCATTAAGAAAGTATATTTGTTCTCAGTTTAAACCAAATGTAGCAAAGGCACTTTATGATTTCGTTCAAGCAAAGAATGTATTAGATATTTCTGCTGGATGGGGTGATAGATTATGTGGATTCTTCGCATCAGAATATGGTGAACATTATGTAGGTATCGACCCGCGTAAAGAAAACCATCCAATATACGAAAAACAAGCTGAATTCTATAAAAAGAATAATGGTTTCTTTGAAACAGATAAAAGGGCAACCTTTCATTGTTCTCCCGCAGAGGATATGGATTATAGTCAGTATACTGATTATTTCGATATTGTATTCAGCTCACCCCCATATTTCAATGTAGAGAGATATTCATATGATGATACTCAAAGTTGGATTCGATATAAAAATATTGATGCATGGAATAAATTATTCTTACACGCAACACTTGAAAAGGTATGGCCTACTATTCGTAAGGGTGGGTATTTAGCAGTTAACATTGCAGATGTATATGCATCATCAAAAGGTGATGGTAAAGGTCAACAGGAAATCACTAACCCAATGAACGATTTTATTTCTACATTAGAAGGTGCAGAATATCAAGGATGTTTGGGCATGGAAATGGCTAAAAGGCCGGGTTCAATTGGAGCAGGTGCAATGATTGAAGGAGATGAAGACCGATATTCCGAAGAGGAAAAACAAAAAGCAATTGAAAACGCTGGTAAAACATTTTGTGAACCAGTTTGGGTATTTCGTAAACTATAAAATAAAATAATATGACAGTAATAGAAGCAACATCTCCGGGAGATGCGTGGGTAAAAGTATCTAAACATCTTATTGCCAATGGTGTAAAAGTAGGCGATTTAACCGAAGAGTTAAACGTAATGACAGAAATCACCGAATTTAAATCTGATGATTGGTTCGACCCACATTTTAGAGAAGTTATGGGTGATGATAGAATTGATTATGCAAAGACCGTAACTTTCTTAGAACCACAACCAAAGGTATCAGATAACCCATTCTTTGTAGCAGAAGAGGGATTGGAATATAAATTCATTAAAGACCACTGGCATGATTCATATTGGGGTAGAATGATTGCATGGGGAGGAACATTTAATCAAGTGGAAAACGTAATCAAAATTCTAAAAACTGGTAAAGCAGTTAAGAGATGTGAATTGATTATCTTTGACCCGAGCAGAGATGCTAGAAATCCATACTCACAACCTTGTATGTTGGGTATTGATATTAAACCTCGTAATGGTAAAATTTACCTAACATCAATCATTCGTTCAAATAGAGTATCTAAATCAGGTTACGCAGATTACACTGCATTAGTTGAGATGGGTAAGTTCTTAGCTAGAGAAAGTGGTATGGAGTTAGAGAAAGTGTCAGTTTTAGCTTGTTCTTGCCATATCGGTAAAATGAATGATGAAACAAAAAAGACTCATAAGTTATTAGAAGTATTAAATAAATAATATGATAAACGAAATGAAATCGTTTGAACCACAAAAAGTAAATAGATTTTTAATTGAATTTAATTCTCCATTTGATATTCCAACATATGCGGTACATAAAATGAGTGAATTAAAAGCAATTCATGTTTTTGGAGATGGATGGGTTAATTGGGGTGATTTAACTATTGAGATGTATGAAACTTCGGAAATTCCAATTGCTTCAATTATTTGTAAGGGATTAGCAGAAAACAAATCTAAAAAAACTAATACAATTTCGTTTCAATTATTGGAATTAAATGTAATGGGGGATGTTATTCAAAGTTGGGGAATCAGTGCAAAGATAAAAGATATTACATTTGGAAAATATGATTGGTCAAATGATGGGTTGAAAATGATAGAAATGAATTTAAAAGAAGTAGTAGCTGATATAAAATAAATAATATGTGTGGAATTGTAGCAACGATTGGTTATAAAAGAGATGATGTGAATGTAATGCTCGAAGCAATTGAGCATCGTGGCAGAGATAATCGTGGTATTAAAGAATTCCAATATAAAGATAAACACATTATCTTAGGACATAACCGATTATCAATCAATGATACCTCACCATTGGGTAATCAACCAATGGAATGGGATGGAGTTGAATTGGTAGTGAATGGTGAGATTTGGAACTATCCTCAATTGCGTAAAGAATACGAAGGTAGAGGATATCATTTTAAATCCAACTCAGATTCAGAAATCATTTTATATCTTTATAAAGAAGGTGAATTAAAGAGATTAGAGGGTATGTTCTCATTCATTATATATGATAATGATAAGTTGATACTATCGAGGGATTGGGTGGGTAAATTACCCCTTTATATTCACAATACGAACAACTATATCGTTGCTAGTGAATTGAAATCCATTACAACACAAGTAAAGAGTTCGGATATCAAATTTGTACCTAAAAATTCATTGGTAGAAATTGATTTAAATACTGATACAATTGTAATTCATAAAGATTTTTATTTCCAATTTTCAAACGAACCTACCATACCGGCATCGCATGAAGAGGTTGGTGAAACTACCTTTAAATTATTAGAAACAGCAGTAGATAAACGATTATTATCGGATGTACCAATCGCAACATCACTAAGTGGTGGTATCGATTCTGCAATTATTACCTATCTACTGTCACAACGTATACCCAACCTAAAAGCATACACAATTGCATTTGATGAAACCTCAAAGGATTTACAAAAGGCAAGAGTATGTGCGGAATATTTGGGAGTAGAATTAGTTGAAGTATTTGTTCCTAAAGATGAAGAAATAATTAAACAAAGATTTTTAGATTCAATTAGAGTAATCGAATATCCATCGACCGTTCAAATGGAAGTGGGTATCCTACAATCCTTTATTGCAGAACAAATGGCAAGAGATGGTATCAAAGTTGCATTTAGTGGTGAAGGTAGTGATGAATCATATGGTTCATATGGTACATTTCGTATGTTCAGTAAGAAACCAGATTGGAGTGATGTTCGTAAAAAATTATTTGAAAAACAATACTATGGTAACCTATTAAGAGGTAATACTATCTTTATGAATTATGGAACAATCGAATTAAGATGTCCATTCTTTGATACGAAATTTCTAAACTATACAACAAACTTATCAGATGAGTTCCTTGCAAAAGGAAACCAATGGAAATTACCACTTGCTAATGCATTCAGAGGTAAACTACCTGATGAGATTTTAGACCAGGAAAAAAGGGCATTTCAAAAAGGAACGAATTTTAAACAATACATCGAGGAGATTATCTTAAACGATGAATCTATTAATTTTAAGAAAAGAAAAAAGATGATTCATGTTATTGGTGATAACTTCGAAAAAATACACGGGTT